ATTTGGATACCTCGGATTAAATTAGATTTCGTTGGATGTTTAGATTATAATGGATTGTTTATGGTTTGTCAATGTTCTCTTTAAGTTTAGAGATAGTTTTTCTCATACCATCAAAGAGTAAGTTCATATCAGTTCCTTTGGGAAATCCTAATAAAGGAATTGTTTTTTGTAAATGATCTTTCATTTTGACAGCTTCAGGATCATCAGAGAGTGACAATCTGGCATACATAATCTTCTGTTTTTCTAACAGTTCTGTTAAAAGATCAATGTGTTCGACTTTTTCATCACGTTCCATTGTAGAAAATTGCATCACATTACCATAAAGAATTTTTTGAAGTTCATTAATATCTTCAAGTTCTTCTTGTATAATTTCAGAATCAAAAAAATTACTCATTTACAATCTCTCTTAATATTTTTTTATATTGGAACACATTAATATTTAGGAAGGGTACATACTTCTTTATTTTCATACTGACGGTTTCCCACACTGGATCTTTCAATTTACGATTAAATTTTTTACCAAAAGAAAAAATTTTTTCGAAGATTACGAAGGTTTCTAAACTTATCTCTCCCCCAAGATATTTTTTCAGTATTGGTGGATGACCTTTCGAACAATTGAATACTTCTTCTAATTCTCTCTCCGATAATAATTTTTTTGATTGTTCTTTGAACAAGTAAGTCAAACTCTGTTGTCGTTTCATCCAGTCTGCGTACGTTTTTTCTCCAGAATTTATTATTTCTCCTATCCATAAATTTTGTGGTGTATTTGTAGTTACAAAATTTGCCAATAAAAAATCAGTGATCTCTTGATCTGAATATTTTCTTGACGTTTTTTCAAACCAATACTTATCCTTTCTTTTATTAAAGGATGTCATGGTTGCTCTTGATTTTCCACCATATTTAAAGAAGTCATATCTTTTATTAGTGAAATGACTCTTCATTGACAAATAAGTTTGGTAAGTTTCAAACGGTGTCACTTTCGTCTTCATCATCTTCTTCACATTCTAATTCTGTAATCGCATCAACTGGAACTTCTGCTTTTCCAATTCGATACCAGTGTTGATCAACTCCAATACTATCAGATCTTACTCCAAGATACTCTAAATCTTGAAATGTATGCTCACGCAATATTGCCTGAAGTCGATAATGCATTAAGTCTTTTGTTTTCATTATAATGGTAGTTTTGCACGAGAGGTCTTCTTCATAAAGTTTAATTGAATTGCATCATATTTCAACCTTTCTTTAAGAGGTTTTGTAACAAGTTTAGATACTGATTGTATTTCAATATCATTCATTTCACAATATTGACATATTGCGTCAATGTAATTTATTTTTTCTTCTGCAACTATCTTTTCAATCTCCATCGAAAATTTAGTGGGAGTTAAGAACTTACTCTCCATTGCTTTTTCGAGTTCTTTATTTGGTTCCATAAAACTCCAGTTTGTCTTTAACAAATTTGTCGATGTATCTACTAAGAAGTTTGATATACTTGGTTTTGTCAGTCTCTTCATAAACAATGCATTCTCCATTTTCACATGCCATAATAATGACTAATTTTTTAATTGATATATCTTTCATTTCATACAGCATACAACCATATGCCATAGCTTGAACAAAATAATGTTCAATCCATTCCCTTGGTTTAGGTTTTTTAGATGTCTTAAAATCTATTATCGCTAATTCGTCCTCGTATTCCGCAATACAATCGACTGTTCCAGCAATGCCTAACTGTTTACTATATAGTGATTTTTCTAGACCGTAGATTTTACCTATATTTTTTAATTTTGGTTTTGATATTTTAAAAAGAAAATCAGATATTGGTGGAACTTTTGGTAGTTTATCATTTTTAAGATAGTGTTCCGTGAGTGTATGCATATCGGTTCCACGAGTCGTGGCAGATTTTGTGATGCGATCTGCTTCCTCATTTCCAACTCTTTTTCTCCAATCAAGAAATATTTGTTTATTAAAATGACTGGTGATAGATGTGATTGAAACTAATTTAATGAGTTCATTTTCATCAGGTATTTTATAATATCTAACACCATCTATCGTCTCTCTATCAAGAGGTTCTATATTCAAATCAATATGTTCAAACATTAAAATCTACTTCTAACTTAGATAAAAGATATTCTTTAACAAGTCCTGAACGAACTATATCATCAATATCAAATTCTATTATATCAAAAGAAGGCATTTTACGCAAGACGTTCATGAAGTCAACGATACCATTCTTATCATTTGTTTTTACTAAATCAGTTTGACTTGCATCACCACAAAAATGTATTTTTGTATTTTCACCGACACGAGTTATAATACTATCGAGTTCATGAAAATTAAGATTCTGAAACTCATCAACAATAATTATTGAATTATCTAATGTTGTTCCACGAATAAAAGATGTGCTCCAAAACTTGATGGTTTCTTGTGCTTTAAGGTTACCGTAAAGCATTTCAAAATCTGCATCAGAAGGCATCTGAAACATATACTTGACCATATTTTTATATGGTATTTGATAGATATCTGCCTTATCTTCATGATCACCAGGTAGAAATCCAATCTCCCTAGTTGACACAAGGGATCTAACTAAATATATTTTTTCGTATGGTGTATTCTCATTCAAAACATCAGATAGTGCCTTGAATAAAGTTATAAAAGTTTTTCCTGTTCCAGCGCACCCATATGCCACGATATTTTTTTCTTGATCATACGATTCAAATAATCTTTTTTGATTATCTGATAATGGTTCAATCTCAATTAAGTAACCTTGATTTAGAGGTTTTTTTCTTTTCATCTGTTTGGCAGTCAAACCAACTCCAATTGGTTGCTCTGGATTAGAACCTCTTTTTCTTCTTGCCATTAAGTTTCAATACCTCTCTTTGCTAATCTACCCCGAATACCCGCAGATTTCTCACTCTTCTTAAGAATTTCGTTCCAACTTGGATGTTTTTTATTTAATTTATCCTGCCATTCTCCAACACTTTCTATTCCCATGCCAGGCACAGTTGATGGATCTGAATAATCACGAGTCCAATTTGGATTATCAATTTTCCATTTATCCCAATCCATTACACTCATCACAACTTCCTTTCTTTCACCAGTTTGATTGTTAACTACAGGATATGTCGCCATAATTATAAAGTAATATAAAGTTATTTAGACCCATTCAAGAGCCTCTGATACAGCAGGAAATTGTTCGGTAAATACCTTACGACATCCTTCTGCAATGTCCATGTGTTCTTTTTGTGTTCCGTGTGCAGATCTTAGGTTAATATAATGAATCCAAGAACGACAAGATCCTGTCATATAGATTTTTGTGGGTGTGCACAGTGGTAAAATCATTCTAGCACATTCTTTCGCAACACCCAACTCTAACATCTGATTGTAAAGTGCAAGAGAAGAACCGATCAGGGTGCCCATCTGCATATTAAGTGATTGAATAATCTTAGGATCTAAATCATCTGTAGAATTTTGACGATTCTTTAAATCTTGTTTACGCAAATCAGGTAACTTAATGTGTCCTAATTTATTACTATCGGCATACCTCTGTGAAAATTCTTGGAATGTAAAACTACGATGTCTTAATATCTGTGCTGCAATTGCACGAGTAGTTTCAATCTCAAGTGTCATTGAAGATTGTTCAAAGACAGACCAATGATTATGTTTAATACAATACTTTAATAATCCTGAATAATTTTCATTATCCTGATTTGATGGATTAGATACTCTGGCAATGTATGCCATTGTTTTTTCTGCATCAGGTGTAATGCTTACAAGTTTAATACTCATTTACCGAATCCTGATGGTTTTTTTCTATTAGTTCTTTTCACTTCATTTTCCAAAATAACTAACTGCTCCCTCATAAATTTTAATTCTTCAGCATCATACAAATAATCTTGTTTCAATGCTGCTTTCAAATCCTTTAAAATTTGTTTAGTTCTCATTCTCAGATTTCATTTTATTTAGTATAGCATAAAAAAAGGAGGGTTACAACCCTCCCGTTTTCTTGTTAACTGCAAGGTGATGCCTTGCTTTTAACTCTAAGACCACGATACATTAAATCATGTCTTTCGCGTTGTGCTGCTTCTGCAACTACTTTTGCGTTGTACTCTTCAGTGTCATACTCGACACCACGATAAGTGACTGTTGCCATTTGCTTGTCCTCGGTAGTAGGGGTTTTAATCCCGTTCCTTCAGTCGGCATTTGCGTCCTCCGAAGAGGATGAACGATTCCGTTCCGTGTCGGCTTACTTGCGTCCCTTGCGGGATGAACGTTGTGTTAATTCTAACACATTCATATTATATAGTCAAGTAAAAGTGTAACATCTGTTACATTTTTATAAAATCTTAAGGATTGAAAAATTTTGCCGAAT